CTTCCTTCAACTTTTTCTCAGTGATTCCCATATTCTCCAATTTTGCGAATAAAGCCTTGTCGAACAATAAAGGTCCACAAGTATAATTCGCACAGTTAGGGCATATCTGCTCAAGTTTTTCTGCCTCTTCCAGAAGATCATGGTTTATTAAGCCTCTCCCCATAGTGTTGAGCATTGTTGCAATCAATAACAACTTAGAAGCATCTTTGCAATAACCACACGACTTGACGTCTGATACGGCCTTCCTATACCTATTTACCAAAGTACGCCTTTTCCTCAGTAAAGACTCTGTCACGGCTACTTGAGTCGCTCTATTGATAGGCACTGGAACTCGTTTCGCTTTATTCAGCTTCTCCAACTCCTCAATCTCTTTCTGAATCTTCTCCAACTTCTCCTGCTTCTTATTCAACTTTCTGGCCATTTTCTTCAACTTGAGATTATCCTTCACTTCACCTTCCTTAACCTCTTCTGCAACCTCTTGCACCACCACCTTCCTCTCATAGAGATCTTGTTCACTTGCCAAGTCCTTCAATCTGACTTCAAGTCCAACGTGGTACAAGTCCTTCCCAGTAACCCCGACAACCACTCTAAGCTTTTTATCCTTAGGAAGGCTAGCTATAATCTCATTGGTTCCATACACCGTAGCTGAATGATACCAATCCGTTATAGGGCAAGGTTGACCCAAAAGAGCATAATAAGCAGCGACCGTTTTAAAGAGGCAATAACCGTCAGATGGCCAAAACACCATCCTATCAGGATCCTCGAACTGAAAAGTCCAACCATCTAGATCAGCTTTATAACTATCGAAATTGACAGTCAATCTATCTTCTCTAGGGAAGCTGCGTTCCATCTGATCCACCATGCGTTTCACCTGCTTTCCACTAAGATCGCCATGTCTCTCAGGAAGTTCGACCTTAACCTCTCTTTTAGGAGGGAGGTTTTCGTTCTTATTCGAAGATGTAAAGATCTTGCTAGACTCGTGCAAAATAGGTTTGAAGTCTCCTTCGAAACGAATGCTAGACACTCTTTGTTCTAGTTGCTTCGGAATTTCAGTCTTCTTAAACCCACTCATTCTCTTGGCCCTCAATAGGTGAAGAGGGATAGAGAAAAATAAAACGTTTTCTCCACACTGCACCATTTGGATAGCATTACCTCTCTGCATCACTGCACTATCAACCGCTAACTTGCGGTTTGAAACTCTAGGTTTCGTAGTCATATGAATAAATCCTTCATTGTCCATCGCTCTTATCAATGATTTTCTATTTTTCTTCTTATTTAGATTCATCACTAATAG